ATGAGGTTTTCTTATCTTCCTACTTCCGACTCCAAGGATGGAGTTGAACGAGTTGATACTTTTCAGTATCATGTATATTTATAGCTATTTCTCGTTAACAAATTCGTTTAATTGTCTTGCAGTTGCAATAACATCTTCCGTAGAAACGAATTGGTCACCCAAAGGTCTTTTATCATTTGGGAATGAATCGTTGTGAGTAACCACAGCTTCATTCGCTCTGTAGATATTACCTTCTAGTAATCCTTGTGATTGTGATAGTAATTCGGCTCGGATTTCGAACCCTGATTTTCCTGTAGACATATTTTTCTCCGTGTGTATGTGTCTTGTACTTTATTGTACCTTTTATTTAGGTACAAAAAAAGGGACTCCGAAGAGTCCCTTTTAAAATCAGTTATTGATTTATTACAGAATGTTTGAAACTGCAAATTTTCTGTAGTATTGGTTTGTTCCTGCTGATGCAAGTCCGTTTGAAGGTGCGTCACCGACAAATGGATTAGAAACCATTCCATATCTAGTTTTGAAACCGATTTTTGGTTGGAATGTGTTCTCACCGACTGCACGTACCATTTGTAATGGAACGTATGGGCAGTAGAATAAACCAGCATCGTATGGATTGCTTCCTCTATAACCAACTGTTAAGTAATCAACACCAGCATATGGGTCGATGTATACTTTAACTCTACCGTTTAATAAACCAGCAAAAGTGTTGCCAGTGTCATCAACGTTTAAGTTAGTTGATAAAGCAGGTGCGTAATCTAATACTCCTGCCATTGAAAGAGCAGATGCTACGTCTGAAGAACATAGGATAAAGTTACCTTTACCTCTTCTTGTTTCTTTAGCGATAACATTTGATTCTCTTTCGATTTGGAATAATAATCCTTTGAATTTCTCTACAGACCATCTACCGTTAGCATCAACGTCTAGGTTGAAAGTACCTGAAGAAGCAGTTGCTGATGCACCTACTTTAGCTTGTACGTTTACTTGTCTTACGACTTCACGGTTAATTTCTGCAAGAATTTCTGATGAAAGAATATTTGCAAGTTCTGATTCTGCATCAAGGCCGTGGATTGCTTTAAGGTCTTGTGCAAGTTCTAATGTGTACTCTGCTTTTAATGCTCTTGACTTTGCAGTAACAGTTGCTTTCTCAATTGAGAATGCCATTTGTGCAAATCCGTTTGATGCTTCAACGTCACCTAATGCTTCTGCTGTTGCAGTTGACATTCCAGTTCCTGTTGTATCTTCATATGATGGTGTAGATGTATCAAATGGGTCTGTTATCTGTGATGCAAGTGGGCCAGCTGCTGTTGGTTGAGCAGCAGAAGAGTAACCAGTGTCTGCTTCGTTAAATAACGCTTCAGTCTTGTCTTCTCTTCCTTGTGTAGGATAATCGTTGTATCTTGCTTTCATAGCAAAGATTAATCCTGTTGGGCCTGTCATTGGCTGAACACCGCAAATGTCGTATGCAACGAGATTTGGCATTGCTCTTCGTACTAATGAAATTAGGATTGGCTCCCAATTTGCAACAGCACTTGAACCAGTAGCATTTAAAGGAGCAGCTTCGTTCATAGCAACTCTTTCTTCATTGAGTGCTTTCTCTTGGTTTTCCAAGATTACTGCAGTGACGGCCTTCTTGTAGTTGTCTTCGATTTTTGGTAAATCGGAGTGCTCTAGAATAGGGCTCCACTTTTCTTGTAAGTTTTCTGATAAAAACATTTTTTTTTCCTTTTAATGTCCCTTATAAAGGGTTTAGTTTACTTAATGCTTCGGTATACCTTGCCATTTCGGGAGGCAATACTTTATCAGATTTTTCGTCTTCTAAAGTACCTGTTCCTTCTTCAACAATGGTATCCTCTTCAATAGATTCACCTTCAGCAGGGAAATATGCATCTTTTAATTCAGCAACTTTCTCGGAAAAGTCCGTTGCATCTTTAAAATCAACTCCTTCTGCAAGTGATTCTAATTTCTCTTTTTGTATATCAGTTAAGTCTTCGCAGGCTTTTCTGACAACATTGCCTCTCTTGAGAGTTTCTAACTCTTCAGTAATTTCCATATTCTTGGAAACTTCACCGTCAAGTTTTTGTTCCATCTCATCGAGACGATTTGCGAGCTCATCAACGACATCGTACTTGTCTTCAGGAACATCAACATAGTGCTCTACGAATAATGTTTTTAGACCTTCGATGAAGTTTTCTGTCATTTCTGACCTCAAACCTCTTTCGATTGCAAGTTCATTTTCTTTTACCCACTCTTCAGCAGTATAAGAAAGATACTTGTTAACAGCTTCTGATAAATCAGATTTAACTGTTTCTATTGAGGTTTTTAATTCTTCTTGATATTGACTATCAAGTTGTTCTTTAATTTCTGTAACTTTGGATTGAACAGCAGCTTTAAAGATTGTTTTTGCCTTTTCTTGGTTTTCCTCGGAAAGTTCGAGTGCTTCTGAAATTGCATTTAGGTCGTCATCTATTTCAATTTCAACTAATTCAGACTCTACTTCTTTTGAGACTTCTTCGTCTACTTCAGAATCAGAAGTTTCTTCAACTTCTTCTTGTTTCATTTTCTTTCCGTAACCTTCAACAAATTTTTCAACGTCTTCTTCAGACATTGCTTTTAATGTTTCTACTACTTTTCTAGCTGTTTCTGCTTTGGTCAAACTTTCGTCAACTTCTTCTTCTGAAATTTCACCGATAAGTGATTGAAGTTCTTCCTTTTTCATATCCTTCATATTGTTGACCATGCTTTTGATGTGTTGCATTTTAGAAGGTTTCATTTCATCTAATTTAGACTCTTCTTCATCTTCTTTTATTTTGCTACCTTTTTCAGCCTTGTCTGCATTTTTCTGTGCAGGGTCTGCTGATACAGGTTTAACTCCACCTTCTGCAGATTTTACAGAACTAACAGCTTTGTCAACAGGATTTTCTTCAGGTTTGACGACTTCAACTTTACCGCCTTCTACTTTTTCAGCGTCGGATGAACCTTGTTTGACTTGTTTTGAATCACCTTTCTGTGCACCATCAGTAGGTTGCTTAACTTCTGCAACCACCTCTTCGGTGTTTTCTAGGTTGTTATCTAACTCTGCCATATTTTTCTCCTGTTTGAGTTTACTCTTTTATTTATACGTTAAAGATTCTCAACGAACCTTTTCCATAAATTAATTTTTGTTTCTTCCAATTTATTTAGTTTTGCACTCTTTAATTCAGATTGCATTTTTTCCATATCAACTGCAGTAAGTATACCGTTTTGATATACCCACTCGACACCTTCCATGATACCTTCAACGAAAGCTTCAGGTGCAGAAGGGTCTGCAACGATATCACCTGCAGTTGCAAGTTGAAAATCATCTTTAACGTATTGTGCACTTCCTTTTGATTCTAGTGAACCTAGACCTCTAGAAGACACTCCTAATTTTGCACCGTCATCGATAAGATTTTTTACAATATTACCGTTTGGGGTGCTTAAAATTTTTGCTCGTCCCATGTAATTATCACCTTCTGCTTCTAATTTGGTAATCATATGTGATACTTTGTCTAAATTGATTGTTGGCCCGTCAGGATGTCCTAATTCTCCAAATGCTCTATCCTTTTCAACAAATTCTTTAACATATCTCTTGACTTCTTTTTCCATAACTTCTTTTGGATAGATACGACCATTTCTGTTTTTAATCTCGGATTGCATGAAGATACCTTCGATGAAGTAATCTTTCTTACCGTTTTCGTTTTCTTCTACAATTACTGGTTGTATACCGTAATCATTAAACTCTGATATTAATTTCATCTAATATTTCCTCTAACTCTATACCTTCTTGCATCATGTCTCTTATGAGACCTTTGACTGCTTTGATTTCTTTCTCTGCAGACGGTAAATTTTTGTAAGGTGCACCCCCACTAAAGTTTCTCCCATCTACGTAAACATGAACTTTTCCTCTGTGTTCTGTGTATACTATTTCGAAGACTTTACCTTTATCTTTAATACTGTCTCTTTTGAGTTCTTTATGACCTCTAGGAAGTTTAAATTTTGCCTCCCTTAATTCAGACATCATTAAAGAAAACCTTTTCACTAGTCTTCCTCTTTATTTATCCAGTCAACTTGAAGTTCCACTCTTTTCATATCAACAACTTCAGCTGCTTTCTTTTTGATACCGTCTCCGATAAGACCTTTTGCATCTTCAAGTTTTCCACCCTCTATTGCATCAATAATCTCTTTTGCTGTATCTGTCATATTTTACTCCTAAAAACCACCATCATCATCTTCATAACCTTGTGGGTCGTCTTTTATTTCTTTATCGATTCTTTTTATTTCCTCTTCAGTCTGTCTCAAAATTACTTTTCTGACATACTCGTGAGAGAAGTATTTACCGATATGGTCACTGATAGATGATAATGTATCGATTCTTTCTCTCAATATTTCACCATCTTTCAGTTCTGTAAAGTGATTGTCGGTTGCAAAATTAAACTTAAGAAAGTCTTTAATTTTGTCAAACTCTTCACCACCCATGACATCTTTAAGTACTATTTGTGTTCTTAAAATGTCAACAAAAACTCTTGCAAACTTCTTCTGAAGTCTGTTTGTGAACTTATTAAATTTAAGTTCATCTCTGTCTATTTCACTTGCACGACCCATGTTGAATCCGTTATCAGATTCCATACGAGTTGCAGGAACACTTAAAGACTTGTATAACTTCTTCTTGAAGTATTCAATATCTTCAATTTCCGAAAGATTTTGTCCGCCTGGCAAAGTGGTAATTTCCGTACCTCTTCCACCCTCTCTACGTGGTAACCAAAAGTCTTCAAGCATCGACATGTGTTTTCTGTCGTCTTTTATTTCACCAGTATCTGCATTATAAACTAGTTTATTTCTATACCTAGTCATAACATCATTTAGATACTGTTCTGCTTTTGCCTTTGGAAGGTTACCTACGTCAATGTAGAATATTCTTCTTTCGGGTGCACGTGATATCCTATAGATAACAAGTGCATCTTCCATCATTGATAACTGATTTGCAGTCTTCAATGCTTTATGCAAGTATCCGATTACAACATTTTTAGTGTAATCTAAAAGACCCGAAGTAGTATATGTTACTGCTTCAGGTGCAATTTTAACTGTTGTTCCATCATTGGAACTGGTTTTTGCAAAACCTTTATCATTAAAAACGTAAAACTCTTCAACCTTTTTTATGGAATCAATTCCAGTTTTAACGTCTTTTTTCTTTTCTACGTTTCTGACCTTCTTAATTTTTAGAGGGTCAATGTTTCTTAAATCTACTAGACCTAACTTTGGTCTTTTTGGGTCAACGACTTTATGGAAGTATACTCTTCCATCTACGTACCATTTTCGGAATAATTCATGAGAGTTCTGATTGAACTTCATTAAAGAAAGAACGTGTTCAAATTCTGCATGAATCTTGTTCTTGATTGAATCAGAGAGTTTTATATCTCCAAGGTCAAGAGTTACTATTCTATCTTGAATATCCGAAGTAATACACTCGTTGACAATATCTTCTATTGCACTATCACACTCGGGTATTAAAGATATTTCTCTATACCTTGTTATCAAAGTTGCTTCATCTTTGATACCACCTTCCATGTCGACATAAGAACCGTATGCACCACCACTTACGAACCCGCCTGGCTGTGATTGAATGACGGGTGTTCCGTCATCATCTACTGGGGGTACAAAGGAAGGTGCTGAATTTACATCTACACTTCGTAACTCGTCTTTTTTACGAGTGATTTCAAACCCGAATATTTCCATACTAATATTTATAACACCCTATTGGTGTTATTTTCACTTAATTAAACGACTCTTTCCCAGTGAGAAAATTGAAATTCTACGTCAAATGTTTCCAATGAATCGGTTGTTTCATAGTTTAATTCTATAGGGCCGATATTTGTTGGGAACATATTGAAGAATTCATATCTCGCTAGAACTGAATCATCTTTGTGTAATTGTTCTACAAATGCTCTTGATAACATGTAGTCGGTGGTTGTCGCACCATTTCCACCATCGAATTCTTGAATGTCTTGTTGCCACAATTCTAATGCACTTCTTGAAGAAAATTCTATGTCATTAATAATTGTAACTGTCCAAGGTTCAAATGTTCTGTCTCCTGCTAGTTTAAGAACATGACCTCTAAAAGGTTGTTCTACAAGACCTATCTGTGCAGAAGGAATCTGACCTGCACTTGCAAGAAACTCAATTTTAGAACCTGCACGAGGAATAAAGATTTTGAATCGGTTTGCTCTTGGGCCACCACCGATTAACTGTGCTTTAAATTGGTCTATTGTTGCCATCTATTTCTCCTTAAACTGCATTATATATTTCTTCAAACTCTACACCACTTCTAGCAGCAACAAAGTTCAAAGTAATAAAGTTGATTGACCTTGCAGGTTTTACAAAGATAGAACATACAAATTCGTTTCTATCTATTACACCTTCAGTATTGTTTGTTTCGTCACAAAGTACACTGAAGTCTGTTAAACCTCTTCTGTTTTGTACATCTCTTAAGAAAGGTTCTACTGCAGCTCTAAATTGTGCTCTTGTGAATGAATCGTTGAATTCAAAGAGTTGAGCTTTAGCTGCTGTTGCAATTGCTTTCTCTAGTGTTATGAATAATCTTCTTACGTTAATTCTATCGAATGCACTTGGTGAATTTAACATTGTTTTATCACCAAATAATACTGTGCCTTGGCCAGGGAATGTTACTATTGGATTGACATTTGCCCTGTAAAGGTCATCTCTAGAACTTTGTGATGGATTCAATGCAAGTTTTGTAATTCCAAGATATTGACCTCTTGAGAAACCAGCAGGTGAGAACCATGAATCTCTCAATAAATCTGTTCTTGACATAATACCTGCAGTGTGTCCATTGCCTGGCACCCATCTGTAAACGTCATTGTATCTGTCATAAACATATACCCATCCTGAATCCATAGTTGCATATGAAGATGATGTTGATGTATTTGCATCTGCAATGATGTTTGCAAGTGCTGTAGATTCTAATGCAACACCTACGACACTAGTTCGTCTAGGTGAAACAACTACCATACAATCTTTTCTAGTTTCTGCAAGTTGTATTGCTTGGTTAACGATTGTTGTCCAATCTGCAAGTATGTCTTGGTCTGTTCCTGAACCATTGTCTGTTCTTGTTGAACCTACAACCAAGAATGAGATATCTACTGATTCTCCGTCTGCAAAATGTAAGTCCCATGCACCGTATTTCTGTCCAGCTGTTGGAGTTCTTCCGCTTGCACCACCAGCTAATGAAGAATTGACTGGTAATGTTGTTGCAGTGAATGGTGTGCTAGCAGCAGCACTTAATGATGTTGATACAGCTGCACCACTGTGAACGTTTGTATCGTGACCAGTAACATAAATCCATTGTGAATCTCTTTCGATTACATTTCTGTAGTAACTTGATTGTCCTTGTGAATCTTTAGCATCTGTTGCTTTTGACATGAAACCGTGTGTTTCTAAAACAGTGCCTGGCACTCCAGTGATATCACCGTCTTCGTCAACAACTACTATGTGCATTTCATCTCTTAATACACTTAATTGTGATGCACCTGCACTTACGCCTGGTGCTTTATTGAATTGTGCATAGTGTTCCCATTTTCTTGAAATGTTTACACCTGAATTAACTGCTTCAACTAGTCCAGTTCCTGCAGGTTGATTCAATGCCGTAATTGTCATTGTTTCTGCACCTACACTAGAATCTATTGCAGTAATTTTATATTCTTGATTGTGTCCAGTGAATGATACAATATCACCCACTACAAAAACTGCATCATCCGTAATTGAGATAATTGTTTGTCCTATTGCTTCTGCTTCTCTTGTTGTAGTTACGTCTGCATTTTCGTATGCAGCTGCATCGTTACATACTGAAACCTGCAATGAGTTTCCGAATGCACCTGCAAATCTTGATGTGAATTTTCCAACAGTTCCGTTTAATGATAACTCTCTATAACTAGAAACGTAATCATTACTATTTTTTAATAATGATGTTGTATTACCAGCTTGGTTCGCACTGTAAAGACCAGTAGAGTTAACTCTAACTACTCTTAATGATGAACCATATCTTAAAAATCCATCAGCAGTATAAAAATCTTCTGCACTTGCATCTGAATCTGCAGGACTATAGAAATTTTCTACTAACTCACTCGAACTACTAACTGTTACTACCTCATCAACAGGGCCCCATTGGAATTGACCTGCAAAAGCACCAGTTGTGCTGGAAACTGCAGGTACGACATTAGTTAGGTCTACTTCTTTGACCTGAACGCCTGGTGAAACTTGAAATGCCATACTTTTACTCCTGTTAATAAATCTTAAAAGTGTTTACTGTTTTATTTATACCATTTCTTTTCCTAACGGGTATTTTCATCCGAGTACCATCTATCACCTTGGTTATCTACAAAGGATTCTTCGTTTTGTCTACCATCGACACCAAAAACACCTGCAGGTAATAAATCTTCTTCGATTAGCTTTTGTTGTTCTGAATACAACAATTCCTTAATTTGAAAGTTCGTTAAGTTATAAAAGTAATCTGTTGTTATGAACCAACCGAATAACACTAAATTCATAACCATGTCGTCATGATAACCTTTATCAGCTTCATACGACATACCTTTATTTATGAAAGTCATTAATTCAGTTATAGTTGCACGGTCTTGTATATGCAATCTTTTTTCTTCTAAAATCTCTTTGAGTGTTGAACACCCAATTCTTTTAATCTTTTTACTCATTGTAATACCGATATCCGATGCCTTTAATTGACCTTGAACGAATACGTTTTCATATTCAATATCGTAATGTAATTGTGATGCAACTAATCCACCCTCTGCATTATTTTCAATGATTACAAGTGCAGTGTTATATGCAGTTGCATATTTGTTTATAATATCAGGAAACAACATAGGTGATATCATAGAATCTCTATACGTTGCAACTTCTTTGAAAGGTTTAGCGGTTACATCAAATATTGTAAAGGTTGAATAGTCCATACCCCTACCTTTTGCAACATCTACTGTGCAAATATACACATGGTCTTGTTTCGGTTTCTCATACATGTTGAAACTATCTTTTGACCATGCAGGGTCAATAGAACGAAGACCAAGAAGTGTATCAGAATTGATAAGTGTATTACCTGTTCCTAGGAAACTATTACCATACTCTTGTTCAAACTGTGCTTCCGAAGTGTTTGCAATGGTCTGTTTCTTCCACTCTTCATCTCTGCCAGGCACATCATACCACTTAATTGTGAATGATTTATATTCTGAATTTTCATGAACTGCAGATTCATATATCTTATGAAACATATTACCCACACCGTTTGCAGTCGAGGTAATGATAACCTTTGAGTCTTTACCCGAGGTAACCACGGGATATGTTGCAGTATAGAATGTCTCTGCATCCTCAACAAATGCAAACTCATCAAGGTATAGTAAATTGATAGAAAGACCACGAATTGAACTAGAAGACGTTGCAGCTGCAACTATTTTACTATCATTTCCAAATTCGATGTTTCCTTTGTTTAATATCTTTACGCCTGGCTGTAAAAAGAAAGGAACAGACTCTAACATAGTCACGATACGTGCAATCATCTCTCTTGCAATTGCACCTTTGTTAGCAAGAACTGCTACAGTGACTTCGGGTTTAAATAGTAAAAACCATAATAGGTATGCACAAGAAGTTATGGATTTACCACTCTGTCTTGATGCGAGTACAACGTTAAATCTATTTTCGTTATAAAAATTAATAAGCTTTTCTTGATATCCACGAAGTGTGAAGGGCACTAAACCCTCATCAAGAGATATAATTTGTGTGTATTTTTGAATAAAATAACAAGGGTCTTCAGAACACTTTAGGTATTCTTGCATCTCCTTTTCAGTGTATTGTGTATCAATACCTGCACGTTTGATAAGATTATTTCCAAGATAACCTTCATTTTTTGGTTGTACCATAATTAACTTTTATTCTTTTTCAAGAACTTTTGCAATTCTGCTGTAGACCCGACAAAAAGATTATTTTGTGTACCAATCTTTTTTTCCTCGTCTTCTTTCTCTAATTCTTTTACTTTCTTTTGAATATCTAATAACTTTTCTGCAGTCTCACCCACGGTTTTTATAAGTTGTCCTGCAACTTCATATGCTCTAGGATGCTCTGTTTCTTTACAAAGGTCTAATATACCGTCTATTGCATCTTGGCCTCGTTCTACGAGGTTATAGAGAGTCTCACGACCATATTTGTAATCGGTGTCAATGTTTTCGGTTCTTTTAGGAATAGGAACTACTTTAGTTTCCTTTTGTATATCCGTTGAAATTTCAAGAACTTCGTCTAACTTCGTGTCTATATCTTTTTTCATAATTATGCATCACTTATTAAATCTTCAGAATATGTTGAAGTAGTTCCTTCATCATAAAATGTTACTGTCTCTGCAACCACAAAAGTGTCGTTAGGATTTACAGAACCCACAAACTTGAGTGTGGTCTCATCGTCAAGTGTAACTGCAGAGGATACAACTATCGACAATTTATCTGCTGCAATAGAACTGACTGTAGGGTTGGTCGATAAGTTTGTTCCAAAAACTTCATCATTTACACTGATACTACTATTTATTGCAGTGTCGAAAGTTATGGTTGTGGAACTAGATACTGCATTTGATACTGCACTAAAAGCTGGTTCGTAATGTTTTACTTCTTTAACTAGACCCGAACTACTGATATTTGTAGTTGTAAAGGTATTGGAGTTATCACCGATGTAGTCTCTTTCAATAACTTGAGTAATAATTCCACCACTATAGACTGGGCCAAAGAAGTATGTTTTCATAGTAAATGACATAGTGTATTGAATAACTCTATTAGTTGTAAGTCCTTCTTCATAATTATCTTCAAAGGTAACGGAATCTAAAACTATGGGTACATCTCTTGTTTCAGACATATCATCAATAATTTTCATTGTGACTGTATATTCGGGTTGGAAATAAGGTAAAATTTGTTCTACAATTTGTAATGCATCGTTTTGACTGTTTGCATATGCAGTAAGTGTAAATTCTATGTTGTAGGGTGCTGGTGAATATTGAAACTTTCTATTGATACCATCCGATTCAAGTGTGTTCTTATTTGTTCGTAATAATTTATTTTGTTGTCTTGATGAATCGTAATTAAATCCACTGATTTCAAATGCAAGTCTAGGAAGACTTATAGACGTTCTCATATTATCAGATAATGCTGGTTCTTGATTCAATCTTTGTAAAAAAGATTTCTTTGGCCCATAAGTTATCGGAACTATCTGTGCAGTCTGAACCGTACCATCTGCTTTAACTT